TCCGCAGAAGCGTAGACGCCGCATCGTCCGTGATCGTGCCGGCGTTGCGCTGATCGACGATGGCGATGAGCGGTGCGGGGTCCGCCACAACGTCAGCCTGCGAAGCCTCCATGAGGATACGATCCGCAGCCGGATCCTCGCTCATGTCGAGGCCCACCAGGTCTCGCGCTTCGTTCACGGATGCGAGGTTCGCCGCCGTGAGCGCGATGGCGCGATTCACGCGGCTGTCCGCATCTTCACGAAGCGCAGCGATGTCCGACAGGTCGTGCTCGAAATACAGGTCTTCGCTGCCGGGATATTCGGCGTGGAGAAGGCTGAACGTCAGCTCCTCTTCAATCAACTTCAACTCGTCAACCGCGAACGATTCCCAGAAATTCTTCCGCTGTGCGTCCGCGTTCGCCAGCTTGCTGGCGTCCTTGTAATCGCCAGCGATCGCGGGAGGGACTCCATACGGTGCCATGATCTCGTTGGCGATGCGCATCAGCCGCTCCTCTCGCTGCATCTCCACCGCGCTGAACGCATCGGCCACGTACTCGAAGCCGTTCGACACGTGCATGTCTCGGCCTGCGTTGTCGGGGTTTTTACGCCACCTGTCCCACGCCATGCGGATGCGCTCGAAGTCCGCCGCGATCGTTCCCTGCGGATGGATGACCATGCCGCCCTTCTGCCCGCCGCGACGGTCGATGCTGGCCTGCGCCTTGTCCGCGAGGTTGTAGCGGTTGATCGCGTCAAGCGCAACGGCCGTCGGGCTGTCTGCTTCGACGCTGCCGTCAAGCGCCGGGTAGCTGATGTCAATGACATCGGCGCGCGGAATGAAATCGTTGGTCGGAAGCCAACGGAAGCCCGCGATCCACAGCCGCGCATCTGGCACGATCTCAACGTAGTTCATCGGCAGGATGTAAAGCTCCTGCACTCCGCCCGTGCCCTTCACCTTCTGAATCAAGCATCGCCCGTGCAACGACAGCTGCTGCTCAATGCCGCGGCGAAAAGAAAGCGCGTTGAGGTTGAGAGGATTCACCTTGCTGAGCAAGTCGAGCACGGGGTGCTCCGTGATCTCTTCCTTGTCGTCGTCGTATCCGCGATACAGTTTCATCGGAGCCTGCGCCACCGCTGCCATGCGCGCTTTGACGCAGTTGTACGCCCACACGTTGGACTCAACGGCACCGATACGGCCACTGGGGGAATTGCCGTACTCGTCTTTGCCGTCCTCGCCTTCCGTGTTCCAGACGTTCGACCACCACGTCGGACGTTCCAGAGCTTTGACAGCGTCCGGTTCATCCCTCCCGAAAAGTCTATCGAGTATTCCCATACCTATGCCCCCCACATTGACTGGCTCCCGCATGCCTGCCATGCAAGAGCCAACGACATGACCATGTCGTCGTGCATGCCGTCAGGCGCGCCGTATCGCATGGCTCCGCTATCAAGACGCGATCCCTCGTAGGCTTGTAGCTCTTCGATGAGTTCGCGGTGATCGTAAATGCCGATCTCACGATGATCGAACGCGGCGGCGAGTGATTCGATGGCCGCTGCCTTGCTGAGATTCGTCGTGTTGAAATCACGCAGGCGCACGCCCATGCGCCGCAGTTCGTCGTTGTTGGGTTTGCCCATCGCGTTCGATTCGGCCACCACCAGGTAGACGTTGTATCGCTGGCACACCGCGTGGATCCTCGCCCGCTGCGCCGCATAGTCCATCATCGTGAACCGTTCTATGTGCGCCACCTCACGCGTGGTCTGGTCGATGACGGTGAGCACGGTGTAGTCGTTCGACAGCGCCCAGTCGAGGCCGGCTACGTAGGTATGGTCTGTGTTCGGAGAACTGCACGATTTCGCGCGCACTGCGTCAGTGACTGAACGGAACACGCCTCCGCCGTCGTCCACGAATTCGGCAAGCCATTCCTGTCGGAACGTGCGATCGCTCACCGTTTCCCGCGCGCGCTCGAATGCCTCGCGGATCGTCGGCATTGGATTCGCGGATGACGGCGCTTGGAAAGATGCGATGCGTTCCGAGTGCTGACGGCCCTTCAGCCACTCGCGGTAAAACCAGTTGCGTCCTACCGGAGTCGAGATGAGCATCGCGCGTCCGCCACGATCGGCAAGCGTCGGCTGAATTACGTCCGTCCACGATTCCTCGGAGACGCGTGACGCCTCGTCGATGATGACGAGGTCGAACGACATGCCACGCATCGCGTCCGGGTTGTCGGCCGAATACACGAACAGCGATCCGCCAGACGGGAATACGATTTCGCGCTCACTCCTGCGCACGGTGAGCTTGTGAGCCACTGGCGCTACGGCACGCTCCGCAGCGCGCCACAGTGGGCGGCTGTTGCGGTACGTCGGCGCGATCCACGCGACAGTAGCGCCGAGGTCTGCACAGGAGAGAGCGTAGGACGTTGCCATGAATGACTTACCCCACCGGCGTCCCATCGCCACGATTTTGAACTTCGCCGGGTTCGCGATAATGCTCAGCTGATCGGGCCGCAAGGGAGGCAACGGCGGCGCCGTGGTCGAAGACTGTAGGTTTGATTTCGATTGCCTGCCCATCTCGTCCGCTGATCTCCTGCTGCACGCGCTCCACGTATCCGCGCGACTTGCCAAGCGTCTTCAAGGTGAAGCACACGGCCCACGCCTCGCCGTTGATCACCGCGCGCTTCAGCGAGGTCTCGGCAATGTCCGTCATGGATTCCCGCGCTTCCTGCACGACGTCTTCAAGGCCATGCTTCTTGACGAACGAATACAGCGTCTGGCGAGAAATTCCCAGCGCCTGCGCCGTTACGAACATGTTCCCAGACAGTTCTCGGAGTTTTGCTTCAACCTCCTTTTTCTTCAGCTTGTAGGCCATTTTTTACCTGTCCAATCTGTACGCATCGCCGCAATGCGCAAACACTACGGCGATGCTCACAACTACAGCGTGCCAGTTGCCGCGCTTCTCTGCTGACGGCGGCGAGCTTCTGCTACATTAGTTGCAGCCGCACGGCTTGTGAACGTTCGATCAAGCCCGGGCACACGAAAGCGCCCCGGAGAAACCTCACGCACGCCAGAACGCAAAGATCTGGCTACGCTTCCACCAGATCGTCCACCACTGCTTCCACCTCTACCCATCGGAATACCTCCCTTCGATGGCATGCGCCTCCTGCGGCACATGAATCCATCCTTCGGCCTTGCACTTTTCGTGCGTGGCTTTCCCACCACCAACAACAACGAACACCACTGGATTCCCGGCGGCGTATTCTGTTGCCATTGCGTAGTCTAGATCAAGAAGCTCGAACCGCGTGTCGTACCCGCGTGTGGCGTAGTGCTGCCATCCGCGTGGGACGCCCAGCATGTTCAGTTCGCGGAACTGCGGCTCTACGTTGAGATCAACGAATACCGCGATGTCGTATTGCTGGCACCAACGGCTGATCCATCGTTTGCGGTAGATTCCCCAAAGAGCAAAGGCGCGCGGCGTCATATCGCCAGTGCTGACGTTCGGCTCAATGATCGCCTTGCACTGGCTCATTGCGATCTTCTCTGGCGTCTGCCAGATGGTCTCGAAGCGCGCGTCGTCGGTGTAGAAGTGCAACGTGCCGGTGCAGATCGATCCGCGAGCGTATCGTCCCCATCGTTCGCACGGCATTGGCAAGCCGGCGATCTTTGCCTGCGGGAGAAGGGACGGGATTCCCCAGTCGTTGTCCGATGGGAATACCATGTCGAACGCGCTGGACAACGCCATCTCTCCGACAGGTGCTTGCTCCTGTTCGGCTTGCGATGCATCGGCGGCGTTGTCCATGACAAGGCCAACGTCAGCCGCGATGTCTGCCAGCATCTGATTCAGCGCAGGGCTGTCGAACGAGGCGGAGTCCATGAGCGCCTGTAGATTCGCCTTGTCCGCTGCGGCCAGTGCGCTGATTGGATCGAGCGTGAGCAGGATTTTCTGCTCCTCTTCTTCGCTCAACTCCACTTCGACGAACGGCACAGGCGTGTCGTCGCCGAGCTTCAACGCTTCTTCAATGCGCGCATGGCCGTCTACGACGTTGCCCGTCGTCCTGTTCACGATCACAGACTGCACCCAGCCGACGTCACCGAGGATCCCAGTGAGCGCGTCACGCTGCGCCTTCGGATGGATGCGCCAGTTCAAGGGATTGGCCATGAACGAGATCGCAGGCTGTTCGCCGTGCCCAATGATGCGATTCCGCCACGGTTCGCGCTTGCTCACGATCTGCGCCCCTTCCAGAAGTCTTCGAGGACGCCGACGAATCGGCGCACGTCGTATCCCTGCCAATTGGGATGGTAGCCAAACTGAAAGATGCACGCGCCGTTGAGCACTACTGGGCGGGAGCGCCGGTAGTCGAGCCACCACGAGCACCACTTCGCAAATTGGTCGTCGTTGTATCCCGCCCAAGCAAAGCC